GNNATCGCGTCTCGTTGTCGTCGGCGGGTTGGAACCCGCGCTGGCGCATCGCGGCGAGCACTGCATCCTTGCTGGCGTTGCCCTTGCCCGTGGCGAAACGCTTGATCGTGCCGACAGGAACGCCGGCATAGGGCACGCCCCGCAGTTCCGCCCATGCGGTCAGCGTGGCCAGGAAACCGCCGTAGAGATGTGCGGCATCCGTGCCGACATGTCGCCGGACCTCCTCGAACCAGATCGCCGCGATGGGCCCGGACAGCCGATCGATTTCGGTCAGCCAGTTGGTGAAGCGCAGGTAGCGCATGCCGCCCCCGTCGTAGCGGCCCGGACGCAGCGAGATGGTGCCGCTGTTGATGAGACCGTCGGGGCCGCGGATCGCCCAGCCTGTCGTGGTGCCGAGGTCGAGGGCGAGAATGGCGCCGCCCGCAGATGTGGCGATGACCGGGGCCGAAGGGCGCGCGCTCCTAGGGATGGGTGACGGGCATTGGCTCATGGTATGGGTCCTTTTCGTCTGATGTCGGTGAGGGGACGCGGGGCGCGGCGACCGCGCGCGCAAAGCCCCTGGGGGTGGGAGTGGGAGAACCCGCTCGGCGCGGTTCTCCCCCACCCCCGAAGGGGGTGGCTTTCACCCCCACAACTTCGAGAGCGCATCAACATGCTGAAACTGTTGAGGAAATCGAAGTTGGGACGACCCATGGCGTCGGTCGCGTTCCCAACTTGAATCTGCGAAAGGCCGCGCAGCGGGGCGCGCGGGAGCCAAGGTAGTTGGGACGAGCTTTCCCAACTTGAATGTGCGCGGGATGGCTGGGCGGACCGCGGCGGCGCGAAGAGCAGCGAAAGTAGTTGGGAAGCTGGCCGCCCAGCTCGCCGCAACTTGCCACAACTTGATCCTGCGTAAGTCCGCGTAATCGGGATGAGCTGGCGCATCACGAGGTCACCTCCGTCTGATAGACCCAGACCAGAGGGTTCTCGACCGGCAGCGCCGCGCCGCTCTGCGGGCATTTGTAGGTGCTGGGAAGGACAGGGATCCGGACGGGCACGATCTCGCCGGTGTCGGGGTCTGCCGTCTCTTCTCCGGTCGGGAACGTCATGCCCTCGACGCAGAGATAGCCGAACTTCGAGCGCGAGATTGGCAGACCGAACGGCGCGCCATCGCGAACGAACTTGATGAAACCCTTCGTGGCCAGCACGCTGATCCGTTCGCGGATCGTGTCCTTGCCGCCGAGCCCGGCCTGGTTCTCGAAGCTCTCGGCGAATTGCAGAGCGGTGTAGAGCCGGCCGGCCTCGGCCTCATCGAAGAGCAGTTGAAGGATCACGTCGTGTTTGCGCGCGCGCTCAGCGTCGAGCTTCTCGCCGAACTCGCGACGCACGAGCCTTGTCTCCGAGCGGTCGATCGCGATCCAGCGTCCGTCCGCCTTGTCGACGATCATCGGCTCGATGCCGGGGCCGTTGCGGAGCTCGAAATGCAGCATCCGCTCCGGTCGGTCCTCGTCGGGCCGGTGCATGATCACGCCGGAGGTGTAGAAGCTGCGGAGGCTGCCCGCGCCCGAGAGCGCCATGAACGGGTCCTCGACGAGCTGCTTCTTGGTGATCTTGCGGGTGTGATGGCAGAGGATCAGGCCGGCATCCGGGGCTACGCCGTCCCGCAGCGCTTCGACCCGCTCCTGCAGGAAGAAGAGCATCGCGGTGTTGTCGTTCTCCCCGCCGCCGTCCGGACCCCCATCGAAGAGATTGCGGATCGGGTCGATGCAGAGGATGTCGGGCGCGCCATGCCCGTAGTGGGCGCGAACCGCGGCGATGGTCAGGCCTACGCCGCCGGCGTCGAGCAGCATGCGGACCTTCGGCGTGACGACGAGATTATCGCGCGCCGCGGCCAGGAGCGTCGGCTCGATCCGGATGGCCTGGAGGCGCTCCCGGAGGTAATGGTACTGAATCTCCGCCTGCAGATAGAAGATCCGCAAGGGCCGGCTCGGCGCAAAGCCGAGGAAGGGCACGCCCGCCGCCATGTGGACAAGCAGACTGATCAGGAAGTCGCTCTTGCCGACCTTGGGGGCGCCGCCGAGCACCAGCATCCCGCCAGGCGTCAGCAAGCGCGGCGCGATGATGTCGTCGGGCATCGGGCTCACGTCGTCGAGCAGTGCGCCGAGCGTGAAAACCGGCAGCGCGGACATCGGCGGCACGGCGATCCGTTCGAGGGCCGGTCCGTGGCGCTCTTCATGCAGCCGCCAGAGGCGCTGTGCTTCCGAGGCGAGACGTTCGAGCGGCCAGCTCGGACGGAGCTGGGCGGCGTTGTACTGGCAGATCGCCTCCCACGCGTCGTCGCGGCTCATGCGGCCCTCGTGCGCCATGCGGACGTAGTGGCCGATCGCGGCGCTCGCCCCCTGGAAGCGGGTCCAATCGTCCGATCCGCCTTCACGGACCGGCGTCGTCAGGACATCGGTGATCGACGGTTTGTCCGTAGAGGGGCCTGGCTCGGACCCAACGCCGGCAAGCGGCGGCATGTCGGCGACAAGCTCGGCGAAGTCGCGTAAGTGGACCTCGACCCGCGGGCTGTGGCGGCGGATATTGACCAGCCGCTTGAAGCCGCCCTTGTGATAGACGGAGCCGGCCAGACGGATCGGCTGGTGGGCCGATCGGAAATGCGTGTCGCCGCCGACCTTGACCGCGATGTCGCCGCGCAGCCGACAGAGAAGCGCGATGTCCTCGCCCTCGGCCGGTTCGCTCAAGCGCCACCAGACATGCAGCTTGTCGAGACCGTCCGGCGTCCGGCCGCCACTTTCGACGAGCAGTGTCGGCTCGCCGAGATGCCGGATGAGGTGGTCGAGCTTGGCCGCAATGTCTCCGGCGTCGAGGTCGACCAGGACCGTCTGCATCTGCTGGACATCGGCGGCCTTGGCCTTGCCGGTCTCGGCGACCGTTCCCGGCACCACATAGAAGGCCGCCCCTTCGCGTGCTGCCCAACCGGCGAAGGAAACCGCCTTCTCCAGCAAACTGTCGTCGATCTCGATCCAGGCGTTGTGGGGTCGCCCGTCGATGCCTTGGCCCTTGTCCACGAACCCGCGCAGGGGCACCCAGCCCTCGCAGTAACCGAAAACGACGTCGAGAAAGACGGCGATCTGCTCTGGATCCGGCTCGATGTCGAACGGATCGGCCTGCGGCGCGGCGTCGTTGAAGTCGCGCCACGCATCGAGGGAGACGACCTTGTTCCCGCTCATGCCGGCAGCCCCCAGCAGCGTTCCGCCCACCGGCACATCCGGCACTCGTGGAAATCACGGGTCGTGGCGATGCGCGGCAGCAGATCCCCTGCATCCGTCGCCTGGAGGATCCGCACGGCGCGATCGCTCATGCGTTGGGCGAGCCCCGCGTCGAACGGCACCAGTTCGTGGTGCAATTCGGCGGTGTCCTTGTTGATGGCGGTGAAGAGCGCGGGATTGTCGGAGATGCCGGGGACCTGCGCCTCCATGTAGGCCTGGTAGAGAGCGATCTGGGACGCGTAGACGGGCTTCGCGACAACCACGCCCTTGGCCACGGTCTCGCGCCAGTTCCTGGCATTCATCGTCTTGCATTCCCAGAGCGCGGGAACGCCGATGCCCAGCAGCTGGGGTGCGGCGGCGATGATCCCATCGACATGACCGCGGATGCGGCCACCAGCGACCGAGAAGCCGAATTGCTCGCCGTCCGCACGGTTGCCCTTGCGGGTATAGAGATCGAACCCGGCACCGCGCAGCCAGCCGATGGCAAGATCTTCGAGCGCGTGTCCGATCTCGAAGATCCGCAGCGTTTGGCCGGAGAACTCTTGCCCCTCATCCTTCGGCGCGCCCGCGAACTCGAATTGCAGAGCGCGCTCACAGCCGTGTCCAAGACGGGAGCCGCCCAGATAGTCGCGGGCCGGCCGCGTCGCCTGATCGGTGGTGAGCGCCCGATCGACGGTGGCGTTGACCCGGTCGGCAAAGCTGGGACGGCGGTTATAGTCCAGCATGCTGACCTCCCTCGCAGCTGCGGTGGGCGAGCCCGTGGCAGGTCGAGCAGAGCCATTCGACCGCGAGCGGCTCGGAATAGTCGTGATGATGGGCTTCGAGTTCGGTCACGCAGCCGCAGCGCTGACACCAGACCGGCACAATGATCCGGCACGCCTTGACGGCGCTCCTGACGATGCTGTGTGCCTTGTTCTTTTCAGCATGACGCAGCCGATAGCGGCGCTGCGCCTCACGATGCCTTTCGAGATCTCGGAAATTCTGCGCGTAGGCACGCTGATATTCCCGGCGGCAATCCCGGCACCAAGCCTGTAGACCATCGGGGCTCCGGCGCCGCACGCCAAACTCTACCGCCGGCTTCTCTTCACCGCATTTGCTGCACGTTTTCATCAGAACGGCACCTCCGCGTCGGCGTCGGCTGCCATGGCGTGCATGGCGTCCTGGAAGCCGCCGACGGCGACCTCGATGAGCGTGAGCACCTGCGCCTCCGTGAGGTCGGAGAAGCGCGCCTGCCAGCCGATCTCCTCCATGATCTCGGCGACCGGCTTCATGGCGGCGCGGATCGCCGCCTTCTCCTGTTCGGTGAGATCAACCATGGCCCAGCGCTCCCGCGCCAAGCGCGTCCAGAAGCCTTGGCAGGCCATCGAGCAGAACCAGACCGAGGGGCGCGGTTGCTTCGACCGCACCGGGTCGAACCAGCCAAAGCCTCGGGTGGATCGCCGGCAGACAGCACAGAGCGTTCCACGCGGATGCCAGAGCCGCCGCCGGTCCTCGGCCGTGATGGGGGAAACAGATGCCATGGCTCATGCCGCCCTCCCTATGGCTGCTTCGGGCGCGGCATCGGCCGCGCCGAAGACGAGGGAGCGGATAGCGTCGCGGTTGAAGCGAAAGGCCAGCAGCGCTGATGCCTGATAGCGGGTGAGCCCGAAATCCTGCCGGTACTCCGGCGGCAGGAAGGCAAGCTGCCGGTCGGTGGGCGGCTGGTTCAGCCAGCGGCGCGTCTTATGCGCGCTCTCATCGCTCTCATGCTCGTTGAGCCAGTCGTCCGCCGCCGCGAGGCAAACGGTGCGTTCGCCCACGGCCAACAGATGGGGGCGCTGCTTCTGGAGGCCTCCGATGCCGTACCACCGGCCGTTCAGGCAGAAGACACCGCCCCAGGCATTGAAGCCGTTGGCGATAAGCGCAGCATCGTCGCCGAAGAGGTCGCACCAGCGGAAACTCGACCGCTTCAGGAGGTCGATCTCGGACATCACGAAGTCCCCGAGCGGCGCTGCTTCGCCGCCTTCGGGACGCTCCCAGACATGACCGCACAGCGGGCATTCGATAGTGGCGAGCGGCACGATGGCGCCGCAGTCCGGGCAATCCTTAGTGGGCGCTTCGCCGGAGGGCTCACGACCGTCCAAGTCGACGTCCTGCTCCAGCGATCCGTGCAGCAGGGTCGACGTGCCGAAGTCGAGCACGATGCAGTCGGTCTTGACGACGCCTGGATGTTCCTCGGGCGAGACCGTGCGCAGGCCGCGGCCGACCATCTGGATCATGGTCGACTTGTAGGAGCTCGGCCGCAGCAGCACGACGCAGCCCGTCGGCGGATGATCCCAGCCCTCGGTCAGGACGGCGACATTGACAACGACCCGCAGCTCTCCGGCGGCGTAGGCGTCGAGGGTCGTCTTGCGGTCGGTATCGGCCATGTCGCCGTGGATCAGCCCGGCGGCGACACCGGCCGCGTTGAAAGCGGCGGTCACGTTGCGCGCATGGTCCACGGTCGAGCAGAACACCACCGTCTGGCGCTCGCCCGCCTTTTCCCGCCAGTGGCGGATGACGGCGTCAGTGACCGGCGACCGGTTCATGATCGCGTCAACCTCGGTCATGTCGAAATCGTCGGCCGTGCGGCGCACCTTGGTGAGCTGGTCCTGGACGCCGACATCGATCACGAAGGTTCGCGGCGGCACGAGATGGCCGGACGCGATCAGCTCCCCGATCCGGATCTGATCGGCGACGTTCGAGAACACCGGGCGCAGGCCGCGCTTGTCGCCCCGATTGGGCGTCGCCGTGACGCCGTAGACCCGGCACTCGGGATTGCGCTGCAGCGCGGCGTCGATGATGCGGCGATAGCTGTCGGCGGCCGCGTGGTGCGCCTCGTCGATCACCAGGAGGTCGAGCGCGGGCAGCTGGTCGAGATTACCGGCGCGCGCCAGCGTCGGCACCATGGCGAAGGTGACCTGGCCAGCCCAGGACTTCTCCTTCGCGTCGACGACCGAGGTCGTAATCCGAGGATTTACCCGGCCAAACTTGCTGCGGTTTTGCGCGGTCAGTTCGTCGCGGTGGGCGAGCACACAGGCCTTGGCGCCTGTGCTCTTCGGGGTTTCGCCGATCATGCGCCCGACGACGCCCGAGAGCATGATCGTCTTACCGGCTCCGGTCGGAGCGACGCCGAGGGTGTTTCCGTGCAGCCCAAGCGCGCGGACGCTGCGCTCGACGAACTGCTTCTGACGGGGACGCAGCAGCATGGCCGCCTCACTGCGCCCAGGACGGGCGCGTGCCCGCCTTCGGTGTTGAAGATTGGGGCATGGAGGACTGAGAAGGCTGGACCTGCGGCTGCGGCGCCGCGCCAGCCACGCCCATGAGGGCGGCATAGTCCTTGTGATCCGGCGTCACGGCCGCGCGGATCTCGTTCTTCTCTTCGCCGTTGGTGTCGGTGCCGATGTCGATCCGCGCCACGAACTCGAGCCCATCGAGATCGGCAAAGCCGCTGATGCGACGGGCGGCCTGTGCCTGGGCCGAGTTGTCCTTGTCGGAGATTCCTCGCGCAGAGTTGAGCATGCCGCGAATGAAGCTGCGGCCCATGTTCGCCCAGTCCGGCCCCTTGGGGCTGTAGAGCCCGATTAGGGTGAAGATCTTGCGCCGGGCGTAGGGTCCTTCGAGAACCGTGAACTCGCCCGAGAGATAGACCGAGCCGGTGGTTCCCCGCGTGGCGTATCCGCCGGTCCAGCCCTGCGCCGGATCGTCGAATCCGCCCGGACGGATCGTCAGGCGCACCTTGGCCAGCGTGCCCTTGGGGATGATGTTGCTGTTCTGCTTGGCGTCGTTGAAATCGTTCCAGGATCCAGTCATGGCTGGGGTCTCCTCGTTCAGGCATTTTCGGAATGGGTGGGGGCGTCGGAGGTCGGTGCCGACGCGGCCGGGGGCGGGCTGCGATAGGCCAGCCGCTCGGAGGCGGGCTTCACGGGCCCGCGGATCTTCGCCATCAGGCGGCCGAGATGCGGCTCCTCGATCAGGTCGAGACGGCCGGATCGATCCTTCGCCGGGAAGTTCCAGGGGTTGATCGTCTGGTAGACGAAGGCACGGTACGGCGCGCCGGACTCGTCCTTGATCTCCGCCATCGTCAGGACTTCATCCACGATGCCCGGCAGCTCGAGGCCGGTCTTCGAGCCGTCGATCTGCGGCTGGAAGATGCGCCGATTGAAGTCGTCGAGCTTCTCGTCGAGGATCCCGACGAACCAGACGTTCTTCGCCCGCGTGTGCTGGAGATGCGTGAGCCACGCGATCATCTCGCGGCCGTGCAGGCCATAGGCGCCGCGGACATCGGGCTTGCCGGTCCTCTCCGAAAACGCCTCGGGCTGCCCCTTGCACCATTGGAAGCAGAGCCGCCCGGCGACGGTGATCGAGTCGATGAAGACCGTGTGGTAGCGGTCGAGCGAAGCCGGATCGCCGAAGCGCTCGCACACCGCGGCGAAGTGAGCCTCGCTGTAGACCTGATCGTCCCGAAGCGCCGGGTTGGGGCCGCCGATGAAGACCGCGAAATCGCGGCACTCGGCCCATGTGCGCGGCCGGACGCTGTCGCCGGACCATCCCTCGATGGCGAGGTCGCCCGCCTCCAGGTCGATGAACAATGTAGTGGCGGGGTCGAGCGTCCAGAGAAGCGAGGTCTTGCCGATCCCGGACTTGCCGAAGATCGTGCCCTTGATGCCGCGCGGCTCGGCGAGACGCTGATCGGCGGAGATGATCGGGAGGGCCATCACTTGCCTCCCTTCGCCGCGATCAGGGCGTCGATCGCGACGTCCGCTCCGAGCGCGCCGGCCTTGCGAGCCTCGTCGTGGAGGGTGCGCACCGTATCGATCTCGCGGTAGAGCGCCGATGCCCGCTCGATCAGCCCGATGAGGGCGAAGGCCAGGTCGTCGATCGAGGCCGCCCCGACCGGCTTGACGGTCTCGTCGCGACGCTCGCCAAGGGCCGGCACCCGGATGGTCTCGGGCAGCTTGTCCAGCCCGTAATGGTGCTTGGCCAGCACCGCGAGCTTCTTCGTGATGCTCATGACGTCACCTCGGTGTTCAAGGAAAGACGGAAGCTGGGCTTGCCGGTGCGGACGGTGCGCGCGTCCTCAAAGGCGGCGCGGATGTGGCTCGGCCAGGCCGCAAACTTGCGCTCGGGCACCTTGATCGTGACATCGACGTATTCGGCGGGATCGTCGCCCTCCGCCCGGATGCGTTCGACGAGAGCGGCGAGCTTGTCCTGGTCCCAGTCGACGCGCTTCGGCAGGTCGGCGATCACGGTGACCGCGCCGTCATCGAAGCGGACCGTGCCGGCGTCCTTGCCGGCGGCTTGGCGCGTTGCGCGGGCACGATCGCCGTACTTGAGCGCGACGGCCCCATCGAGCCAGTCGCAGACGGTCTTGGCGCGGCGCAGGGCGTCGGCGGCCTCGTCCTGCAGGAGGGCGAGCTGTTCGGCAGGCAGAGCGGCGATGTCGCCGACGGCCATGCGCCGGAGCTCATCGAGAGAGATGCGGTTTGAGATCGTCATCACCGCCCCCTCACGCCGCAGGCTTGGCTCCGGTGGTCGGCAGTGCTCGCGCGGATCTGCTCGCGCTCGTACTCCTCGACGTCTTCGAGGCGATACACGACGCGACCGCCGAGCTTGACGAAGCGCGGCCCTTCGCCCGTCCAGCGCCAGCGCTCAAGCGTGCGGTGGCTGATGTTCCAGCGCGCAGCCAGGTCGATCTGGTTGAGGTGTTTCGTAGCCATCTGTCTCTCCTTCGGTTTTGGTCGAAAACCTGCGGAGACGATGGCTGGCCGGGAGGGAGAAAACCGACCCGGTCAGAGGGAGAAGAACAGAGAGAATTTCGTCAGAGCGCGAAGCCCCAGAGACCGTTCTCGGACTTCAGATAAGGTTCGAGGTCTGCCCATCGCTGCGCACCAAATGCTTGACGCAGCGTCTTCGCGCTGGAGTGGGCATGATCAAGGAGTTCCCGAGCGCTGAAGCGTCGGCCGTCCTGGTGTCCCTCAACCAGCTTGCGAATGATGGCGATATGGATGTCCGACTTGAGATCGATCGTGACGTTGCCATGGATGGTGAGTCGCTGCCCGCTCGGTGAGAGGGACAGGGGCGTATGAGGGCTGACGGCGGGTGTGCCATCGAGAAGTGCCGATAGGATTTCAGGGCTGACCGCCATTCCGTCATCGAAATCGATGGCATCGCCGATGGACACGACGAGGTGCCCCGGCAGCCCCGGTTCATGGAGCCGACCACTGGGCGTGCTGGTCAAGAGAATGCGGACATGGGGTGTTGGTCGCCTTCGGGCCGCATCAGCCACATCTGCCCAAATCTTCCGGTCCGAAAGGCGGCGCGCGAACCATATCGGGACTCGCTGAGGGCGACGGCCGATGCGTGCGTTGCCAAGCTCCCACAAAGCTCGTGGAACGAGCACTCTGGCGCCGTCGCGGGACGCAATGTCCAGCCCGACCAGCAAGCGGGCGAAGAGGACCGGGAAGTCGACCCCGTAGACTCCCATCCGCTCTTTCGGGACACCGACCCAGCCAGCAGACGGGCTGAAGTATCCGTAGCCGTTCCGTTCCGAGGACCAGATCAGGGAGACCGGCTCGTCTTCGAAATCAGCCAGCGAGGCGGCCGCCGCGTTATGGCCATCGGGACGCAGCACATTCGCCGCCAGCAATTTCCCCGCGCTGTTGGCGTGATAGTCGGAGAGCACGGCGCCGGCGACTTTGGCATCCGTGCTCTCCACAATTGAGAGGAGCAGATCAACCGCCCTCCGATCAATCGACGACGACACCGCCGTCTCCGGAAAGGATGCCCCAGCGCCGGAGATACTTTTCGCCGATCAGTTGCTCCTCTTCGGTCTGGTCCTTGAGATTGCAGCCATGCGGCATCGTGATCGTCAACGGCAGCGTCCGACCGCGTTTGGCATCGCCCTTGGGATGGAATTTGATCGAGAGTTTGGCCTGTGTCGCCACCCAACCGCCAGCCAGCGGATCGTTGGCGCCGAACCGCTCCGCCGACATGCTCCAGATAGTGCGGTCGGCCTTCCGAAGACATTCCAGCGTGACGCGCTCGCCCACATTGTCGATGGGCATCAGACGCAGCTGCTTGACCTCGACGGACTCGATCCCATCCTCCGGGTCGGTCGGAAAATCGAAAGGATGAAGCAGAACCGCGAGGTCGTAGGTGCGGAAGGGCACCTTCTCGCTCTGGAACTCGATCCCCAGCAGGTCGCGCGCCATGAAGCGAACCATCTCTTCCCGGCTCTCGCGGTCGTTGGCGACGACTTCGATGACGCCGGTCGCCGGTTCATAGGTCATGGCCGCCTCGAACACGGGACGGCGGGCGCGGCGGACGAGCGTTCCCGCGTCATCGAACGCCAGGAAATCGTCGAGGAGGCCTTCGCGGTAAATCGCGATTTGGACAAGCTCGCAATCCTCGCCGTCGAAGGTCGGCCGGTAGCGCCCGAAGATGTCGATGTGGATGTTGTTGGAAGCGAACCGTTCGCGCAGTGCCGTCTTGAAGGCATCGATGGATGCCTCGTCCCGCCGCAGATCGAGGTTCGGCTCGCCGATGAACCCGTCCCAGCTCCGACCACGGCGCCGCTCATCGGTGTAACGGACCTCCTCGGCATGGCGGAACCGAACCGGTTCGTTCAGGAACATCCAGAGCGAACGCGCATGGCCATTTGCCAGATCATCGAGCACCGTGCGGTCGTCGATCACGCTGTAGAGTGCGGTCTGCCCCGCATCATCGGCCAGGGCGCTCACACGCTCGGCGTCATTGACGATGCGGGCGCGGGCTTCGTCGTCCAATTCGTCGACGGCCCGCAAGGTGACGCGGGCGACTTCCGGCTCGGGCGCCTCCCAATCGACCTCGGTCGGAAGCTCGATGCCGGTGTGGTGGAAATAGGCCTGCAGCGACGAGGCAGGCACGTTGCGGATGAAACTCGTCACTGAGGCCATGGCCGATCTCCTTAGCCCTTGATGTTGCGGGGGTCGTTCCCGTGGGAATCGGACTGGCCGATCCGGCCATCCTGGTTGTGGATCTTGAATTCCGTCCCGGCGTTGCGGCTGATCTCCCGCCCACGGTCGATCGCCTCCCGCTTCGTGTCGAAGTGCCCGCTGGCGCGCTCGGCGCCGCCGCGGCGGACATCCCATCCGCCATTGGGATTGGGGACCACGTGATGGGTGCCCGAACCGTTACCTGCTTTAGCCATGACGGCCTCTTGTCTCGTGAAAGCGCGAAAGTGGGTTCGTTACTACGAACTTGTGCGCAAGATAGGTATTGCAGGTACGGCGTGTCAAGGACTAGATGTATCGTGATAACGAACCCGGCGGACAAACAGGAGAACACCCGGTGCCAACACCCTTGGGAGAGCGCGTTCGCGAGCTCAGACTGAAGCGAGGATTGACCCTGGAGGCGCTGGCCGAAAGGGTCGGATCCAGCAAGAGCTACATGTGGGAGATCGAGAACAAGGACGTCGCGCGCCCTTCGGCCGAGAAGCTGGCCCTGATCGCCACCGCACTCGACACCACGGTCGAGTACCTGCTGGCCGGCGACGGTGAGAAAGAAGAAGACGCCGAGGACATCGCATTTTTCCGAAAGTACAAGAAGATGGACGCTCCTGCAAAGGAGCGCCTCCGTCGGATACTGGATGCCTTGGACGACGATTGATGAGTAATGGAAAGAGGAAATCCCCTCAACAGGAGGCGAACCGTCTCTCGATCCTGCTTCGTCATGTTCTGGGAGAGGACCGTTTTCCAGTGGACGTCGAAGCTCTTGCCCGTGAGGTGTCTAGGAACAACGACGACCCGATTGGCAAGATTGTGGGCGGTGATCTGCCTGGGTTCGAGGGTATGCTCAGGCCCCATAAGAAGAGGCCGGAATGGCATATCGTCTACAACGACGATCGGCGCTATCGAGGCCGGGTCCGATTCACCATCGCGCATGAATTCGGTCATTATCAACTTCATCGCCCGGCCTTGACCAGCCGCGACTACGCGACTGGCTTCCTTGATCGCGACTCCGATTTCCAGTGCAAACCCTTGCGGCCCAGTGCGTGGCATGAAGCGGAAAGGCAGCGGGAGGAAGAAGCCGACACCTTCGCGTCATTCCTGCTGATGCCGTTCGATGATTATCGGGCACAGGTCGATGGTCAGGAGATGACCGTCGATCTCCTGAACCATGTCACGAATCGCTACGGAGTCTCGCTGATCGCCGCCTGCCGGAGGTGGATAGATTTCACGGATAAGCGGGCGGCGATGGTCGTTGCGCGGGACGGCTACGCGAAATGGGGACGTGCAAGCAAGCCCGCCCTCAAAAGCGGGATCTTCGTTCGATCGGGGATGCCGATCCCAGACGACGCGCTGGCAGCCATCGGCGCTGACGAAAGGGGTTTTGTTTCGGACAGGCCGGTCGCGCGGCCGCCCGGCGTCTGGAGCTTCAGCCGCGGATCGGAGCCGGTGCGGGAATTGGCGATGGTCTCCGAGTTCCTCGACATGTCCCTCACTATTCTGCAGTTCGACGACGCCGTCGATGTCAGGGAGATCAAGGAGGAAGAGCCCTGGGACGCCTACGACCAGTTTAGGGCAGGGCGCGGATCATGAGGTGGATATCCCGGCAAAGTTTCATGGTCCAACACGGTTCTGCCGCACCCAGTCTCAAACAACCCCCAAGAAATCAAGATCTGTGAATGACAAAAGGACACGAATTCAAGATTTGGCTCGTACAGGGCGGTGCTCAAACGGAAGCAGGGCGCAATTCACGTGCATATGCGATCCGAACCATCGAACGGAATCTGGCCGCGCTCGGCATGCCGTATCAGGACCTCGAAGAAGCGTGGGAAGCTGACAGGTTCGAAGCGCTTCGCGAGCGTCTGCGGAAAATGCGGGAGGACGCTCGCGACGGCGGGCAGGATTACCGAATCCTGATGCCTGACTCCGAGAATCCACATAACAGGCTCTCCAACTGGGGGAGCTGGTTGGGTCAATATGGGCGGTTTCTGGCAGGTGACCCTCCGGGAGCCGCGAAGGATGCTGATCGGATACGGCAATACGTCCTCGAGCACTACATCGAGCCCGCGCGGGAAGAAGGTCGCGACCACGTCGAAGTACTCGTCCGCGACGTAAACGATGCGCTCGGCCTAAAAGACGCATGGCCAAATATTTGTCAGGCGCTCGCCGGTCGGAAATTTCGGGACATGGCGCAGATCCCCGAACCCGAACGAATTGGAGCGGACCAAAGTCCGGCAACCAGGTTCCGCTTTGATCTTCGGGAGCGACGGATCAACCGATCGGCGCTTGAGAAATTTCGCCAGAGATTTCTCGCCCTTTGCCCTGACTTCCAGAGCTTCGTGGAACCTGGCACAGGCCGGGCCAGGGAGGAGAAAGCCTACAAGGTCGCTGCAATCGAGCGGGTCCGCTCGGCACTTGCCGAGGATGAGACTGACGAAATTCTCGGCAAGAAAGTCTTTGAGATCCTGAAGACGGCCGCGAAGGACGGGCCTCTGGTCAGGTGGCAAACCGAGGACGCAATCGCCAAGAATGCTCCGGAGCTGCTAGCAGAGTTCTACGCGATCATTGGTCGGCTGGTCCGATCCGAGGAGCCGCCGGAGATTGCCTTGGCGACAGCGCATGACGCTCTGGCGGCGCTGCACGCGCGTGGTGCTCGGTCGCTCAAGTACGGTGAGCGGATCAACATCCTATCTTCGGCAATGGCCATGGTGCGACCGAGCGCGATGGCCCCGCTGAAAATCACCCGGATCAACGAGGCGTGGGAAGCGCTGACCGGTGAGAAATTGTTCGTTGAAGCCAAGGCAGACATGGCGACGGATTATCGGCGCCTCGCCGACGGCTTCACAGAAATCTTCGAAATCATGCGCGACGAGTGGCGTTCGGAACCGCAGGACTGGCTGGATATCCAAGTATTCCTTTGGGTCGCCAACGACGGGCCCGTCCCAGCACCGGTGGAGCCCGACAGAGCCGGCGGCAGAAGCGAACTCCCGGAGAAACCGATGTCGATTTCGTCCGTTAACCTTATCCTCTATGGCCCGCCCGGGACGGGGAAAACCTTCGCCACCGCAGCCGAGGCGGTGCGGTTGTGCGGCGAACCGGTCCCGGACGACCGTAACGAGCTCATGGCAGTCTATCAGAGGCTGCTGGCGGCCGGGCGCATAGAGTTCGTCACCTTCCACCAGTCGATGAGCTACGAGGAGTTCGTCGAGGGCCTGCGACCGGAGACCCAGGGCCCGGAGGGCCAGGAACTGGACACTGACGACCTAGAGACAGCCGGTTTCCGCCTCAAGGTCGAGGACGGGATTTTCAAGCGGATCTGCGAACGGGCCCGCTTGGACGCAGGCGAAGATTCGGCCGATCGCCGGCTCGATCGCACGCGGCCAATTTTCAAGGTTGCCCTCGGAAGACGGTTTCAGGAAGAGGAGCAAATCAAGGACGCTCTTGATGCCAACGAAATCCGCCATGGCTGGGGTGGAAAGATCGACTGGTCGGATGAGCGGTTTGAAGACTGGGCGGAAATAAAGACCGAGCTGGAACGCCGAACTGGCGAGGAGGTCAGCGGCCATTCTGGTGAGCTCGTCTGCACCTTTTCATTCCGGTCGGATATGCAGGTGGGTGACTACGTCGTAGTTTCCGATGGACGTGACAGAATGCGTGCCTTTGGCACGATCGCGAGCGACTACTTCTTTGAGGCTGATGCCGAACACCATCCCCACCGTCGGAAGGTCAAATGGCTCTGGCGCGATGACCAAGGAACGGAGCGCGCGAGGTTTTATCCCAATGGTTTCCGGCAGCACACCGTCTACAAACTGAAGGGCGCTTTGGTCGACTGGGATGTATTGGAGGAAATTGTTCTTGGCGTGGACAGATCGATCCCTGCGGAAAGCGCACGTCCCTATGTCCTCATCATCGACGAGATCAACCGGGCCAACATCTCCAAGGTCTTCGGCGAGCTCATTACGCTTCTAGAGCCCGACAAGAGGCTTGGGGCTGAAAACGAGATCCGGCTTACGCTTCCCTACTCAAAGCGGCCTTTCGGCGTGCCGGCGAACCTGCATGTCATTGGCACCATGAACACTGCCGACCGTTCGATTGCGCTGCTCGACACCGCTCTCAGGCGTCGGTTCACCTTCCGCGAGATGATGCCGGATGCATCCGTCCTGGAGGAGGCGGCCCAGAAATGCGGGATCGACCTGCCTCGACTTCTCTCCACAATCAACGAGCGAATCGAGTACCTCTACGATCGCGAGCATCAGATTGGTCACGCCTACTTCACTCGGTGCAGATGCCGAGCTGATGTTGATGAGGTCATGCGCCACAAGGTCATTCCGCTTCTGGCGGAATACTTCTTCGAAGATTGGGCCAAGATCGCGGCAGTGCTCGGCGATCTGGAATCTCACGAGGGCCCGATCACCGGAGGCTTTCTCAAGCGCTCGATCCTGAAAGCACCTCCGGGATTCGAGGATGGTGACGGGGTTCCCAGGTTCCGTTGGGAAGTGCGCTCGGAGGGTGACGGCTTCGACTACGGGAAGCTGGTCGGAACATGATCCGCCGCACGATCCGCGAATGGGAGCGCATCGGCTACGGGTCTCACGACGACGAGATCCCTGAGGCGCAGGCAGACCGACTCGCAGCGGTCGCGCGGGCCTCGGTCTTTTCCGGTCGCGGGGGTGAGGGTGTGCTGGAGCACGGGCGCAAAGGGCTCCGCGCACGTGGCGTCGTGGGTGTCATTGCCACCCCAGATTGCCAGCTCGAGATTCTCCCGAAGATCGAGGGAGGAGGAGAGACCGAAGTCTCCGATGCGACACTTCGCGCTCGACTCATTCACATGCTCGCGGTGGCCTACGATCTGCCAATCGAAGCCGGTGCCGTGACTCAGCTCGGCTGGCAGCGCGAGACAGTGCTCGAACTACTGATCCGTCTGTTCTGCGCCAAGCTCACGGACGTGGTCCGCCAAGGGATGCCGCGCCACTACCTCGAACACGAAGATGACCTGCCCGCCCTTGGGGGACGCCTGGATGTAAAACGGCAATTCTCCACGCTTGCGCTCTCTCCGCAGAAGCTTGCGTGCCGTTTCGATGCCCTGTCGCCGGACATCGCGCTGAACCAGGTCATGCGTGCAGCGGTCAGCAAGCTGTCGCGCCTGACGGCCGCGCCGGACAACCAGCGCGCGCTGCGCGAATTGGCTTTCGTGTACGCCGATGTCGCCGACGTTCCTCCGAGTGCGCTTCGGTGGGATCGGATTGTCCTCGATCGCACGAACCGGCGTTGGCAGGATCTTCTCTCGCTTGCCCATCTGTTTCTTTCGGATCGGCACCAGCAGACGAGTGCCGGGACAATCGACGGCCATGCGCTGCTCTTCGAGATGAACGTCCTGTTCGAGAAGTATGTCGGACGAATCCTGTCGCGGGCGCTTGCTGGCACGGGCTTCCGCGTGTCGTTGCAAGGAGGGCACCGGGATTGTCTCTACGAGGGCGACATGGGCCGGTTCCGGACCCGCCCGGACCTCATCATCCGGCAAGGCGAGCAGATCGCGCTGATCATCGACACGAAATGGAAACGCATGACCCCGCGCATCGACGATCCCAAGCAAGGTGTTAGCCAGGCGGACGTGTACCAGCTGATGGCCTACGGGAGGCTTTACGACTGTCCGAATGTCATGCTGCTCTATCCGCACCACGCCGACTTGCCCAACGACCCCATCCACCAAACATATTCGATCGCAGCCAAGGATTCGGATGAGAAGTTGATCGTGGCAACGCTGAGTCTCACTGGCTCGCAGCGGGACCACAAAGGTGCCCTTCAGCAATTAATCGGCCAATGCTTGGGGGTCGCTTCCATGTTTGAGGTACGCGGTGACGGTCACGAGGTCGTTTCTACCCCTACCTCTGCTTTCTCCTTCTCCTAATCCTGAGAATGGGATGTTGGTTGTTGAGATGCTGCACATCCCGCCTTCCAGGATCAAGCGATCTACGCCACGCTTCTAATGATTCCGCAGAAAAGCGATAAGTCATTGAATATGCTTGCGTATCGTCGTTTTGCGGCTACCGTTTCGCCAGTCATCTTCTGTTGCGAACGGTCTCATGCAAAACGCCCGATCCGGTCCAAACCCTCTTTTGTCCGCCCGTCTATCGGCGGACGAACGCCTCGATGAACTCGCGCAGATTCTTGCCGCGGGGCTGAGGCGTATCCTGTCGGAACAGTCCAGCTCTTTATCTGCACCTGGCCAAGACAGTTCATTCGACATTCTCGCCCTCAAACGCCGTGTTGGTCGTCGCAAACCGAGCAACCGAGTTGGAGGGCAATGATGCCAGAAACAAAGAGAAAGACTGACGCCGCGCCATGGCGGGCGGGCGAACGCGACGCGGCGGACGCGAGCGTGGTCACGCAGCTTGCAGCGCTGAAGCGAATGACGGTGGTCGAGCTGAAGGCGAAGTGGGAAAGCCTCTTCGGCACCCCCGCTCCGAACAACAGCCGCAGTTACCTCGAGCTGAGGCTCAGCTACCGGGTCCAGGAACTGACCCTCGGCGGCCTGTCCCGCGAGACGCGGCGGACGCTGGACCTGCTGGCCGACGAAATCGACGGTCGGGTCGGGCGCAAGACGATCATCGCCGATTCCCGCAACCCGGTGGTCGGCACCCGCCTCGTGCGTGAATGGGACGGGGTGGAGCACACCGTCACGGTGATGAAGGACGGCTTCGACTGGCAGGGGCGCAAGTTCAAGTCGCTGTCGGCGGTGGCGCGGGCGATCACCGGCACGCAGTGGAACGGCTATCGCTTCTTCGGCCTACGCGAGGCACGGAGGGACGACCGATGAGCCGTCATCAGGAAGCCGTCGCGGTCGTTCCGCGCCGCCAGCGCTGCGCCATCTATACCCGAAAGTCGAGCGAGGAAGGGCTCGACATGGAGTTCAACAGCCTCGACGCCCAGCGCGAGGCTTGCGAGGCCTTCGTGACGAGCCAGAAGGCGGAAGGCTGGGCCACCATTCGCGAACGCTACG